ATGATGAGCCCTTTGGGATTCGCCCTGGTCAACTTCATCCGGGCTGAAATCGATAGCCGAGACATGAAGACGTTAGAGGAGCGGGCCGCGCTGGTTGAGCAGGGGTTCCGCGACCTGATCAAGAAGGAACTGGTCATCCTCAATGTTGTCAAAGAGCGCAACGCGGTGGACTGACGCTGTTGGAATGTGAACGACAAAAGGGAATTGAAATGGACGCGCAGGAATATAAGCCGATGACGACCCACGAACTGATCCGCCACCTTCAGCGGTATCAGGGCGACAAGAGCCATTCGAGCAGTGTCGATGAGCGTTGGCTGGCAACGGCGATCCAATCGGCTCTCGATATGGCATGCGAGGTCTGCAACTCCAAACTCTGTCCTGAGAGCCGCAAGGCGGTGAACGAGTTCAGGGCCGCCGAGATCGAGAAGGAACTGGACCGCAAGCGGCGCGATATCGACGCCCTGGAACGTGACCTCAAGAAGGTCCGCGCGGCCTGACGAACATATAGGAGGATGAAATGGCTGGTAGCTTCAAACACTGCCTGACAGATGAAGGTAATTATCACGGCCTCGGCCTTCTGGAAAATATGAAGGACATGGCGGAAGCCGTCGAGCAGATGGCATTCATGCTACTTCAATTGAAACAGCGCTGGGGCGGCGAAATGATCGTTCAGGGCTTGGAGGATAACTATTACGAGTGCCTTCGTGGCGAGCGTCCATGGCCGGACTTTATGAAGCCCGGCATTGAAGACTAGCCACCCGCATCTTGGAAGGGAGCATGCGCCCATGGCCTGGAATGATGATAGCTGGCGAGATAGCTACGACGACTGGAAGCTGGCATCCCCGGATTACGAGGACGAAGAGCCTTGTGACCACGAAGACCATGAGACCGACATTCTCGACGGTCGCTGCCGGTGCTATCGCTGCGGGCACTCTTGGTACGCCACGGCCACCGATATTGACCGCGAGCTTCGCTTCCAATCCGAGTTTGCTGAGGCAATGGAGCGCGAGGAACGCCGGCAGTGGTGGAGCGACCTCTACTACAAGATGACGCCGTTCCTCCGGCCGTGGCGGCGCTGGCGAGCGCGCAACCAGTATGATGATGAAATACCGTTCTGACCCTCGCACCTGAAAGATGAGAGATCGCCCATGGACCTGAACTATGTTCTGCCCTGTGACGTCAAGCTGGAGCCGGCGACAACGATCAAGAAGGGCTGCACGCTAAGCACCCTTTTAGCGGCTCTCAAGGTCCGGGAGAGCCCCGACTGGGAGAGGTTCGCGGGCGATGAAGGGGAATGGGCCTATCGTTACCGGAAGGCTATCCACGACCTAAACAACATGACCGACAAGGGCGAGATCAGGCCCTCGGTCCCGAATGGGGAGCGAACCGATGTTTGAGCTCGAAACGATCATGAAGACCTATGCCGACGCGGATGGCGACTTCGAGATACCGTTCACCGCCGCCGAAGCGCGCGAGGTCATCAAGGAGTTCTCGAATCTGAAAACGGCGCTGCGCCGAATCAGATCACTGGACGATAAAAACCTAGCGAAGTACGCCAAGGAGATCGCATCGCAGGCTCTCCATATGCCACCGCCGCGATCATGAGCAGGAAGAGCACGCCCGATGACACTTGACGAAGCGAAGGCCGAAGGACAGCGCTGGCTGGACTATCTGGACCGACAGAAGGAAAAGTCTATCGCCATTCAACAACTGGCGGCTGATCGCCGTCAGGGCAAATGCGACGCCGACGAAGGCCGCAGGCGGCTCAGCGCGATCGACGACAGATGCAGCGTTACCGTCTATGATGGCGCTAGGCTGGCCGAAGCGGTCGCGCTACTCATTCGGTCATAATAGGACGTGTCATGCCGAAGGAGAAAGAGCCGAAGGTCGGCGAATTTTGGTGGGCCTATCCTCCAGACGGAGGCGATGCAGAGCCCGTCGAGATTATTCAGACGTACCCCACGGGCAACCACGCCATGCTGGTATTAGGCCGCTCTGAGCACGCCTATTCTCGGCAATGGTCGCTGGTCCGGCCGATCTCAGGTAGACCATCCTAAATAGGAATCGAAGATGAGCACAGCACTCTTTGCCGGATCTCCCCTTGGCTATCAGGATACGATCGCTCGGATTGCCGAGATTGACGATATGTTCGAGAATGCCAAGGCTTGGGGTTCTTGGATGGTCTCGGCTGCCAACGAGCGCGAAGCCCTAGTCAACTCTCTGAAATCCCGTTGGGGCGAAGAGATTCAGCACAAGTGGCTGGCCCGCACTGCGGGCGGCGGCCGGACAGACTGACGCAGCTAAGCCAGGAGACTCGATATGTCAGATCCGGAGGTTGATGGCCTTAGAGCAGAGATAGATCGCCTGCGCCAAGAAAATGACGCTCAACGGCGCAGGATACAAGAACTGGAAGACCTTCTTGCCGCGTTCGGTAGATGGATCGCCGAGCGACCAGACTTGGCCCCTCGTACTCCTGAGGGGTGCGCCCGCCTATCAGCCGAACTTGAGGAGGTCTTCGCGGGTCGGCTCTGGAATCGGCCCGCCGAGCTCGTGAGCAGCTTCTATCCAAGAGGCGATTGCATCCTGGGCGTTCGCCAGAGCTTCCTGAGGCGTCTCCCCATCAGACATGCATCCCGGAAGGTCCGGAACCAGGGCGACAAAACCGCCCCCATCGGCGGCCGAAAGCGGTCGGATCGTTACAGCGTAATCAGTCGAGATGCTCACTTGATCCTCCTGACCACTTCGAGAAACCTCACTAACCTGCGAATATATACAGGTTTTATGGGCCTTTTAAAGGGAATGGTTTGAATGTGATCAATGCGCGGGTGGAACACCTTGTAGTGGCTCCCGCCTCCTGTGGGCGGCTTGCAGGACACGCCATGCTGGGCGCAAACGGTTTCCACATCCTTAATGGTCCAGTCCCCCTGGGGGTTCCGTTTCATCTGTTCCAGGAGGTCGGCGGCAGCAGCAATTCAACGACCATTTGATTTCCCGAGGATGTGGTGAACCGCATCGGCCGCCAAACATTGGTCTGTATGGCCGCTATCGTGCTCTTCGCAGTTGTCTGGAGCTTCTTCCGCTAGTCGATCTCGAGCACGATCAGCTCTGACCGCCGCAGCTCCGCGACCTCCCTCGCCTTCTCGCGCTGGAGATCGCGCGCGGCAACGCGAAGCCTGCCAAGCTCTATGTCCCGCCGGAGATCGACGTCCGCGATATTCGCAAGAAGCTGAGCCTTTCGCAGGACGATTTTGCGGCCGAGTTCGGCTTCACCATCAACCAGATCAGGGATTGGGAGCAAGGACGCACGCGTCCCCTAGGAGGGCTTCGGGCCTACTTGATGCTCATCAAGACAGACCCGAAGACCGTGCTCGAGATCCTTCGGGCCAGCGCGAAGAAGCGCAAGGCCGCCTGATCTTCTCCTCACAATGGATCGCGTCACCTCTGGCGCGATCCCGTGAGCCCTAGGCATGGCAGAAGGCGATCCCGTACGCATCATCAAGCATGAAGCCGTCCCGGACTGCGGGAGCTTCGAGGTCAGGTTTGCGGACGGAAGAGAATCTCGGTTTTTCTATTGGGACGACATCGCCGGCCGCCGGCTCAGGCCCGAGCAGGGTGACCAGGAGACGGCCAAGGAGCAGGCGCAGGAGTTTGCGCGGTCAAAGCTTGATGATCTTCAGTCCTAGATACCGGGCGAGCAGATATTCTATGCGAGCGCCCCCACTGCGCCACCAGCCAGGCAACAAGGCTATGGCTTCGGCCTCTAGGCAGAGATACGGCAGCAGATAGGCCATGATCTTGTTGAGCGGCGCTCCTTCGAGGTTCGCGGCTGCGGGGTTGAAGACCTCGAAGCCTTGCTTACGGAGATCGTCAGCCGCAGCAGCGAAAACCTCGAAGTAGTTCGCTCTGCCCCTTATGCGGCCTGCCAGGTACACCTTCATTCAGGCCTCACCCTGGGCTTGCCACGTCTTATAGCGCGGAACTGAAGTTTTCCGTCTTCCACGCGATAATCAACGTCATGCTCTAAGCCGCATCCGCAGCACATTTCGCGCTGCTTCCTCCATGAGATCGTTACCCATTCCCCGTCGTCGACATGGACAACTTTGCGGGTCATTCAGTCACCACCAATGAGCCATTCGGGCAGTTCGTAATCAAAGACGCATTCGGCATCGTCTGCGAGGTGATAGTGCCGCGACTTTTTCAGTTTGCGCCTCTGTTTCATACCTTCATCCCCGTGAACCAAGACCCGCAGTCGCGGCACTGGAAGCGGTAATATTTATAGGCCTGCTTCACAGCGATTCCGCGACGCTGCGTGTTTGTGCTCTCGCAGGTTGGACAGCCAACCCGGTCCCGATATTCCTTGTAGAGGTTCAGGTTCGGATGGTTCGGAGCCCACGACTTGAGGCGATGATACACGCGCTCGAGCAAAGCCGTATCCTGCTTGCCGTAGCGGCGCATGGTTTCCCACGACTTCAGGTCTCCCTCAACGCAGCCACGCCAGAGATCCGCGCCGGTGTTGGGGATCTTGCGACCCTCAGAGAGATACCGCCCGATGTTGTCCAGCTTGGCGCTATCGAACTTGAATGCGCTTCGGGCAATCTTCAGGGTGTCGATCGTCTTGAACGGGCTTGGCTTACCGAACCCGTTGACGATGAGCCGGCTGTTGACCTTCTTAATGTCGAAGGCGTCGCCGTTGTGGGCGCAGATAATGTCCGCCTCATCCATGAGATGATGAAGCACACCGCACAAATCCTTATCGTCAAATTTGCTGCGCTTGTAACGAGGGAAGTCAGGAAGGCAGACCGTCCTGACTTGCTTCTCATGTGCCCATTTGTAGGAGAACATGAGAATGAATGTGTCTCGTTCGACCCACACCGCTGAGGCTTCTGGGCTCCTCATTGACCACGAGGTCATGAGAATTGGCGCTGTCTCGATGTCTAGGAATAGGAGTTTTACCCCCATTCAGATCATCGACCCCGGCAGGAAGCAGCGCACAGCGGGCTTGCCGTCCTGATACCAAGACCAGACGCGCGCCCCGCCTACTCGGTTTGGCCCTTCCACAACCGCATCATCCGGAACGTCGATCCATTGACCGTCAATGCGGACTCGGTATCGACCGCCCATCGTGTCCCACTCCGCCATGTCAGCGTCGTCGCCATTGCAGCACCAGGCGTCGCCCTTGCTGTGCAGAGACCGGAACCAATCGCTGAGTTCTGGATGGTTGTGGTCGTGGGCTACGGCTTCTCCCGCCGCCAGAGCCACCATTCCCAGGCCCAGGAGACAAGCGCGAGAACGGCGGCCACCACGAGAAAAGACGCCACCCAGTAGAGAAACCAGAGTGGCGGCATTCATACAGCCTTCCCCTTGATGCGGCTGTAGATCCACCAGAACATCTGGATCAGGAGCCAAAGAACGCCGAGGATGGGGAGTACGAGCGCCGCCCCATCTGAAACCTTGTGGAGCACCGGGAGCCACCACGGGCTAGAGATTGCGGCTACCGTGGCGGATTTGTTCACTGCGTCACCTGTGGTCATCGGAACAATTTCCGATGCATCTTGAACCTATCGAACCAGCGCTGCTTGAATGTCGCTGGTTTGCCGGGCTCAGGAGCTTTGTTGGTTACAGATGGGGGCTTGTCGAGCGAAGCCGGTCGAGCCTTCGGGCGCCTCCAATGGCACCCAGCAACGCCGGCTTCTGTCGTTTCATCTGCCCAGCGCTGATCGTAAGATGTCCTGCCCTTCACCTGATATTCAGGGCGCGGAAAGGCAGAGCATGCGCCGTTAGACAGCGTTGCGAATTGCCGGTCAGTCGCACAACCCGCTAGTGACGTCCCAGCTACGACCAGCAGCGTAGCACTCATCAACCATTTTCTTGGCATTGTTGACCTCATCAAGCGCGCTCTTGTCCTTCGCCGCTATTGCGGAAATAGCCTTGGCGTAGCCGACGTTTTCATAGTGAACCTTGAGATACAAAAAACCGCCCCCGAGGGCGGCTGCGACTGATCCATAGATGATGATCTGAAACAGATATGGCTTCGCTAGATCGAGAAGCCACCTCAGGATGATGTTCATGAAACCGCCTTCACCTGCTCATGCTTCCAGATTGTGTAAGCAGTGATACCGAGTCCGATGAGGGCCGCAGCAAACAGGACATATTTGATTGCGCTCAGCGTGTCGCTATAGGGCGCTAGCGTGTCTTGGATTTGTTGGACGATGCTGGCCAGGACCGTCGTGATAGTTGTGCCACCAGCCGCCGTTCCAGTTCCTACAGGCGCTCCTTTGATATCCTTTGGAGGGGCCTTTGCCCCGGTATCGGGTGGCCTGTCGTTCGGGTTTTCACTCATCGCTGTCGCGGCCTTCTCGACCTCATTAACGCGACGCATCCAGCCGCGACCGAACGTCTTGAAGGTGCGAAGCGACTGGAGGAATCGCCGACGCTGAGCGCAGATGTCCTTGATCAGGTTGTCAGGATCGACATGGGATGCGGCGAGAAGCGTCTGATCCCCGATATAACCGTCAACCGTCACGCCAAGGGCGCGCTGGAGCCACTTGGTGGACTGAGCCACTCCAGAATTGACTGAGCCGTCAAAGACGCAGTAATCGACGCCTGAGGGAAGTTCGTCACACCTGGAACCGATCCAGTATTTGCGATGATAGATCTCATCGCGTTCTGTGACCGTCATGCGGCGCACGTCCTGGGGTGGCTGCCCCTTCCGGCGACGATAGGCGTCATAGTCGATGTGGGTAATGCCCCACATCGTGGCGCCACCGGGGTCGTCGGCGTCGTTTGAGTACCCACCCTCGTGGATAAGCACCCTCCGGAGGCAATCTGAGAAGTTTTCAGCGGTCATTTCAGGGGGTCCGGGCCGTGATCGCTGCGGCAATGACGGCAGCACTGCCGCCAGCCACCTTGTGACTGGTTTTCATCTTTGGGTTGACACTTCTTGAGGTTGAGGGGATAGAATCCCGGCCTTGGAAGGCTCTGGAATGCGCACTGCCGTCGAATTCGATCAGTTCTATGCCAAGCCCGACCCGTGGAAACTCTCGCACGCGAGTTTCAGGGATCGAGTGTTTAGGCGCCTGCTACGCGAGACGGTTCGCGGGCGATACATTCTGGAACTAGGATGTGGCGAAGGCCATTTGACCGCCGCCGTCTTTGGCGACGCAAAGAGCGTTACCGCAGTCGATATCAGCAGCGTGGCCATTGACCGCGCCAAAGCACGCGGCCTGCCAAATGCAACGTTCAAGATCTCAGATTTCCTAGAGACCTCGTTCAAGGGCTTTGATGTGATCGCAGCCCTCGAATGCATCTACTACCTGTCGCCCGAAGAACAGGACGCATTCTTCGCGAAGATCGCACGCGAGCACGCTGGCAAAGTGTTCGTTATGTCCGCCCCGATCATTGGGGAAAACAAGTTCCGCAGGTACTTTACTCACAGCGAGCTGATGGCGGTGTTCTCGCGTCATGGCATGACCGTCGAACGCTTCCACAACCTCAACGTCAGTCGTACAGGATTTCCAACGACGGCAGCGACAGCGGCGGCAAGGATCGCGCCGATTGTCCTAGACTGGTTGCCTGAAGCGACCATCTATCAACGCCTGTACAAGGTTTTGACTAGATAATCCGGATCAGCTTCAGGGCGAGGATGGTGGGCTGCAGGATCGCATGAGCGCCGCCACCGCCCGCATTGGCGTTATTGATGGTGATGCCAGTCGTAGCAGAGTTTGTACTCGGCGTCGTGGAGGGCAAAAATTGGGCGGTCGCGCTCGATCCGGCCGAGCCGGCATAAGCGCTACCACCGCCTGGATATGGAATATTTTCAACGTGAGTGTGGCCCGGATCACTCAGGCTGTTCGCGTGACTATGCGCCGGCATTTCTGTGCCCGTAAGAACGTGGGTTGCAGACCCGCCGGCTGATCCGAGCGATGTTCCCACGATCGTGCCGCTGTCAGTTACAACAGTACCAATGCGCCCTGCTGCAACGCCTCCCATGTTATCCATGCCGGCAATTACTCGTCCGCGAATATCTGGAATATTGAAGGTCGTCGTACCATCTCCGGTGCCGTACGTCGTACCAACCAGCGAGAACAGGGTACTATAAGTGGTGCGCGAAATCGCTTGACCATAGGAAAGCACGAAAGAACTATTCGGAGCAGTCGTGCCCCAATAGTCAATGCTCGCGCCGATCATGATATTATAGGGATTTCCGTAAAAGCCCTGAAGATAGAATGCGCCATCTGTGTTATTATAGGTCGCAATATACGGGGTGCCCTGCACGATCACGCCCGCCGGGAGCTCGACGGTCGGAGCCGACCGAAGCGGCTTAGCTCCAAGACCGTCCACATTGAGCGTGACGGTTGCTCCGTTCGTCGTATGCGGCGTGAATGCGATGGCTTTCGCGTTCAGATGCGCCAGCGTATCAAACACCTGGTAGCTTGAGACGGTGTAGGCGGTCGAAGTCCCGGCCGTCACAATCGCGCCCGCAATGTCGTCTCGGAAAGCGGCGGTGGAACTCATCATAGCGCGGGCGGAATCATTGACGCTGGACGGTGATTGGCCCTCCGCCCAATTTACGTTGCTATCCGCCGTTGCATTGTCGCCAGCGTTACGCGACCAGTTATAGAATTGGAGAGACATTCAGATCAGCCTTTCGAGAAGAACGGTGTTCGCGCTTGCAAGGCATTTCGCAGCGCGGCAAGGTTGACGGGACGCCTTTGGGCGAAGTGGATCGGGGATGCCTGCATGGCGGTCTCGGGGGACTGGATGAGCGGCCCCATGTCGGCCGGGGCTGCCTGCTGGGGGGCCTGTGCCTGAGCCATCTGCGGGAAGATCGGCGCGGGAGCCGAGGGCAGCGTTAAAGGGGCGCCAGGCGCGCTTGCGGGACTCGCCTGTGCGGGTTGGGGTTGGGAGGGACTTTGGCCCATCTTCCGCGCTGCCCACGCCTGCAAGTCCCCTGCGGTCATCTTGGCCAGGAACGGATTGGCCTTGACTGCCGCATCCCCGAGGATCGAGCCAACTGGCGCGTTTGGATCGGCCTGGAGAACCTTGACTGCGCCTTGAGGGCCGGCAAAGTGGGCCAAATAGGTATTTCCTGACGTGACCGGCAGGCCGTTTTTCTGTAGGATGGCTTGGTTGTCAGCGGCGTAGGCGTCAACCATCTCTTTCGAGAGGTTCGGATCACCCCGCATCGCGAGGATTTCTTGATCGCTTTTCCCATCAGCCAAATCCGGCCGATGCTGCCGGATCATGGACAGCCAAGTCGAATTGATGAACTGGCCGGCGCCTGTCGCGGACGAATTCGGATTTGTGGCGTTGGCGTCGCCGCCGCTCTCAGCCCCAACGATCAGATCAGATAGCGCCATGGACGTTGATCTAGAGCCTCAGAATTGGAGTTCGGATCGAGAAAAGCCGAAAGAGCCAATCTTCGGCCCCGGTCTGCCCGGCGCCTTGGCTTGGCTCATCAGTTTTGCGATTACGGTTTCGATTACGTATTACTTCCGCCACTAACGGCGGNCGGCTGCCCGTCGCGGACGGAGCAACAGCAAGACCAGCGCTACCACCACGGCCGATCTGCTGCGCGACTTGGCGGATGGTATCAATACGCCGCGTGGCCTCATCAACCATCCGCTGAAGGGCCGCGGGACTCATGTTGGCACCACGCTGCAAGAGCACGTCGGCCACGGCCTGCCGAACCTGAGCCGTATTGCCGCTCAGGGCGTTCTGGCCGGCAGCCAAAGCGGAGCGGAGCGCGCCACCCCAGTTGCCCGTTAGCACTTGCCCGACCAATGTGGGATTGACGCCAAGAGCCTCGGAGTCAGCCAAATTATCTGCGGTCTTTGAACCGCCAAGAGCCGCATTCCGCGTCTCAAACATGGTCTGTTCGCGCGCAAGACGGCGGTTCATCGGGTCAAGCCTGCGGGGGAGATTTGGCCCTTGATGAAGGGACAATTCCTCAAGTTCTTGCTGGGCCTTATCGGAAGTCAGTGGACGCGCCTTGTTGACGCCCATCGCTCCCTTTTCGGCGCGGGCTGCCAGCGTGTCTGCATATCCGATGCGATATCCCTGCTTGGAGGGATCAGCGAGAGCTTGAAAGCGAGCTATATTGTCTGCTGCACGTCCTCGATTTGCAGCATCCGCGCCGGCTTGAACGGCATCACGAACTTGCGCGGGACCAGCAAACTCGCGGCGAGCGGCGCCGTAGGCCGGATTGACGGAATCGACCTCGCGCAGGAACGAGCGCCGGACATTATCAAGTGCACGTCCGTATTCGTCGAGGTTCAAGCGGCCCGTAGTGCCATCTCGATATCCCTCAAGGATGTTATCCCAACCCTTTTTCAGGAGGTTAATCGTCCGCATGTTCGGGACGCCAGACAAGATCGGGTCGCCAGCCTCGTTAAAGCCAGTGATGGCATAATCCAGCGGATCGAAGCGGCGCCCTTCCGCCAAGGCTTCGAGGCGCTGAACCGCCACGCCTTCACGCAACCCACGCTGTGCAACTGGATCATCAAAGAACTGCTGAAGTCGTTCATTCCAGACTGGGCGCTGACTAAGAGCCTCCTGATAAAGAGGAGCGCTATTTTGCCGAGCTTGTTGCGTCAACTCGTCAACGGTCTGTCGGGCCGTATTACCAGCCCCAAGGGCTTCGTCCACGATATCCGTAACGCGCTGTCCCTGCCCCGCCTGCCGGCCTTCCAGAGCATTGACAACTGCCGTTCTGCCTTCTCCGGGCGATCGGGCCACAGCCGAAAGCATCCGTTGCCCAGAGTTGCCGAGCGCGTCGGCTAAGGTATAGGGCTGTCCTGCCGCGTTTGCATCGATCACGTCTTGGGCGATCTCTGAGGCTGATTTTCCGCTCTCATTGACCGCTCGAGCAACCTGACTCTGCGAAAATCCTTCCGGATTGATGCGAGCGCGGATGTTGCTGATGATTGGCGAAGCAGCCTGTCCGACAAGGGAAACAAGGCCCGGTGCGACCGCTCCCACACCACCACCAACAACACCACCCAACAGAGCGTTATTGAAGCGCTCGCCGACTGAATTGCCCTCGCCGGCACCAGCCAGAGCGCCGAAAGCAGCGCTATCGCCAGCGGACGCCAGCGAACGCCGAACGAGCCCCGCGCCCTGCGGCAGAGCATTGGCGAACGACAAACCGGCCCGAGCCGCACCCAAGCCGGTTCCGACGCCGCCGGCAATCTCTGCGGCCGTGCCCAGCGCACCTGTGTTCTTGCGCGCATCGTCGAGGATCAGATCCTCGCGGGCTTTGGCGTAGTTGTAGGCTTCCTTGGGATTGAGAGTTCCGCGCTTGACCATCTCAAACGGGGTGGACAACCCGGCGAGAATTTCATCGGCAGTGTTGAATGTAAGGCCCTGCATGTAACGCCGAGCTACACCCGCGTTAGTGTCAACACCCTTCGCCTGTAGCGCGTCGCGCTCGTCAACTGCTGCCTGCTGATACTTGTCCAGCGTCGGAGCAGCCGGCTTCTTCAGATCATCAAGCGTCACGCCCTCGCTGCTGACATACGCATCAATGTCGCTCTCGGGAGCATTTTGAGCAATCATCTTGGCGATGTTGCCCTTGATCCGCGCGATATCTGCCATCAGTCGAGACCATACTTTTGCTTGAGGCTAGTTGAGGCGGATGCGGGAGGGGTGGCCTGCGCGCCGCCACCAGCCCTGGCCTTCAGCTTGGACACGCCAGCGTCGATCGCGTCGCGGAAGTCCTTAAGGGCCGTCCTGAAGTCGGCCTCGCTCTGCGCGCGGTCGAGGCGGGCCATAGCGTCCTCCGCCTTCTTGCCTTCAACCTCAGTGATCGCGCCGCCGCCACGAAGCAGCCCGTATGCCTGAAGGAAGGCCGAACCCTTGAGCTGATTGTAGCGGGCCAAGGCATCGCGGCCCTTCTCACCTAAAGTCCACGAGGGGCGGAATTGATCGAGAGGTCCGACGATGGAATCCAAACCTTCATTGTTAAGAAGCTGGTCGATCTTTGTTTTGGTCTGCTCTGCGTCGGCAACCGCACCTGGTAGCGCCACGGATGCCTCGCCTTGAGCCTTACCCTTGACCTCAGCCGCTTCTTTACCAGCGATGTCCTTCGGCTGCGTTCCGACCAGATTGCCGGTCCGCTTGTCGATAATGCCCCACTGCGTGCCGAGATCGACTTTATCGACGCCGCTCGAAACCTTGACGCCATCCGGAAGCTTAGTCTGGATCGCCTCGCCGCTCTTGCCCGTCTGCAACAGGACAGTGTTGCCCTGCGCGTCAGTGCCATAGACCGGGTTAAGCGAATACTCACCAGAGACCGCCTTCTTGCGGTTCATGAAGTCCCTAAATGAAAGGCTCGGCTCTTGGCGTTTGGCGTACTCGTATTCCTTGATGTCATCAGTTTGTCCGCTGATGCCCAGCATCTGGGGGAGAACGGCACGCAAAAGCGCGGGGTCTGAAACAACGCTCTGAGCCAGCGCGGGATCAAAGCCCTTGGTGACAAGGTATTTCGCCGTTTGGTTAGCGCGCTGCGTTGCAGGGTCTTGAAGCCCAGCCGCACTTCCAATGCCGCCGATTATCGCTCCCAACGGACCAGTATGGAGATTACCTAAGAATCCCCTTAAGCCAGCCCCGAAACCGCCAGCTGCCTGCTCCGGCTGCATCTGTGGCATCTGCCCTTGCGTTGGCTGAGCGTTCTGAGGAATTGCGGCTTCCTGGGGTTGATACAGATCAGCATTTCCCATTCGCGGCATTTGATAGCCGCCGATCTGAAGAGGCGATGCTTGCGCCGGTTGGTCTTGCTGTTGGAAGCCAGCAGATTGCGGAATGGCGCTCAGGCTCGGCGCCAACCGGCTCAGCAGGCCGCCGTTGCCGCCAGAAGGGTCGTAGAGATAGTCGAGAAGTCCGGCCATTTACGAACCGCCTCCAAACGAAATCGGCCCTTTGGGGATCAGCGATCCGATACCGCCCATGATCGTCGCGAACTGCTGCGCGCCCGACATCTGATTGGTCGTGTTGCTAGTCCCGCTCGATGTGCCACCAAGACCAGCGATCGGAATGCCGATATTGGCGAGAAGACCCAAGTTCTGAAGCGGGGTGCCGAGCCGCTGGGCTTCGGCTGCAAGCGTGTTGTTGGCACCAGAATTGAGCGCGTCCTGTCCCGCACTGATGGCGCCTACCCCCGCACCCTGGTTCGCAAGCTTCTGCTGTTGGAGCGCCGATAGAATGCCGCCCGTGGTGTTGCCGGCGCTGTAAAGATTGCCGGCCGCGCCCTGCTGGTTCTGGACGTTCTGATTGTACTGAGCCACGATCGTCGGAGCGAGCCCCTGAGTGAGGCCACGGCCAAGTGCCTGGCTGTTAGATCCGCTGAAATCACGTCCGGCCGCCGCGAACGAGCCGTTCACCTGATTGGTGATGTCGCTCGTCAGCGTATTGAGCGCATCCTTGAAGCCCGGCGTATCATACGGATTATAGTTCGTGTTCGATGCGAGCGGATTGGTCTGGCTGACATACTGCTGATAGGCGCTGTTGATGTTGCCGGCCTGATCGGTCGCACCGCCCCCGTTCAGAAGGTTGGTGGTGTATGCATTGACTGCGGGCGCGTACTGACCAACATTCGCGCCGTTCTGATCAATCGTGTTGATCGCGTTCGTCTGCGCACCATTGAGGCCCGTCTGCGGCAGATAGTTGTTGAGCTGCCCCAGGATGCCCGTAAGGGCGCCCTGCGCCGGCTGCCAAGGAGCAGTCGTGGACTGCTGCGTAGTCTCGCTCTTAGACGTTCCGCCCAATGGACTTCTCCAAGATGACGTACTCTCGGCGATAGCCTTCAAGTACCCGCTCCCAACCTGCGCGCCCTATGATGCGCGTAGAGGAGCAGCCTTCGTTGCTTGCGTACTTTTCAATTTGCTCGATCAGCGGTAGCCACCTGTCGCGATCTTCGCCACCACACGCCACGATCTCGCAAACCTTGCGCTTTCCATCGTCCGCCAGGCGCGTGGTCGCGGCGGCAAGGATTTTCCCACTCCAAGCAATCCAAAGGAGCTGATCGCCAGAGAGAACATCATACTCAGCGTCTTCAAACGCACTTAGGCCAGTTCGGTCTATCGCCGACCTGATGTACTGCTTTGCGTGCGGCCAAATCTCGTGGACGCGTTTCGGATCGACACAGATCAGTTCAGCCGAGGATGGCATAAAGAAACGTCCTGCCCGTCGTCGCGCTATTCGCGTGGGTGATCGTGAACGACTTGTTCGCGACCGCACTCAGGTACATCGTTCCGTTGCCAACCTCAGTTGCGGCATTCGCCGTTGTCGGCGTGAACAGCACCGTAGATCCAGCCGCGCAATTGTTGTCCGAAACCGTCGTGGTTGCCGCACTCACCGCCAGCGTAATCGTCCCAACCGCGTTCGAGCGTCCCGCTCCGAGTTGCTGAACCGCCAGAATGATCTTTTTCAGATCGGTCTCTGTAATGCCAGGAAGATAGACCGTCACTGCGAGCCCGCGCCCTTAACATCAGGCTCAACACCCACGCAGTAGCTCCAATTCGTCCCGGCGGGAATGCGTACCTTGAGCCGGGAATAGCGGGTCTCGCGGCGCATATCGCAGCGCCCCGTACGCAAGTTCATCAGCACCTCTGCACCGGCCGTCGCGGTCGCATTCGACGTGTCGCGATAGGAGGCTGACCCATACACTGTCGCCGCATCAGTCACGGGCCGGAAACCGTTGATATAGATCTTGTTGCCGTCCGTACCCTGCTCGCCGCTCTCCAGCGTCGCCTCAAGATTCGGGCCGCGATAAAACCCAAGCTTGTGCACGGAACTGAGCTGAGCGATTTCCGGCTGAACAGCTGTTGCATAGGCGTCGAGGCTCAGCGTCATCGCATCAAGTGATCCCCCGATGGTTCCACCTGACACATAGGCATTGGTAAAGGTCGAGCCCTGTAGATCGATATGCGTTGCATCAATGACGGTTATCTTCCAGTTCTCGCCATTGGCTTCCGTCGTACCAACAACCCCATTGATGGAGATAATCTGATTTGTCGTAAGCGTTGCAGTCGAAGCTACCGCGAGCCGGATCAAGCCAACCCCATTGTTTGCCGCTCCGGTGATGGCAATCGTGCCAGGCGCAATATTGTCGAGCGCCTCGAGCGTCAAACCGGTCTGCGAAATCCCTAGCAGGTACTCGCCATTGTCATTCACCTGGAACCACTGATCGAGAACATAGTCGTAGCCAATGATAGTGTCGTAGAGACCGACCTGACCACTAACCGATTTGTACGCCCAATAAACCCGTGACGTTCTCGGATCGGATGCTCCCAAGCAAAGCTGCAAGTTTCCCTTGTCGAGATTAGCGCCGAAAGTGCGGTCAACCTTTTCACGGCCGATCGGCTCCGGATATCCGCCTGGCGCGATCTTCGCAAAGCCCTGCGTGCCGTAGTAGAAGATCTGTTCGCCCGCCCGCACCAGCGAGTAAGGCGCATAGATACCTTTGTCCTGTGCGATGCGATCGATCTGGAAGATGATCGGCGAGCCCGGCACATACGACATGCGCCGGATGGCCTGATCTTGGAAGATGATGCCATACTCACCACCCGCCACGCCACGCACAATGCCGCCATCAGGGAAGTCCTGAAAGTCCGACGAGTTGACGCCACTGGTCCAAGTCGTCGTTGCGTTCAGGCCGGACCACTGAATGCGGTAGGGCTGCGACAGAAGGCCCGAAAGAACCAGAAACCGCCCGACAACCGAGATATAGGCAGCCTGCGGAGGCGTTCCGGCACAGTCTGCGAACGCAGAGGAGGACGAAAGGTCGTATACCTGCAAAGGCGCGTTCGCTTGTGTCGCAAACACGAGGTTTCCGAACTGAGCGAACTGCCATTGCGCAGTACCGGTTAGCGTCGAGTACGTTGCGCCTCCCTTGGAGACATCGACCCAGCTAAAGTCCGTATTGTTGAGCCGGTAGAGCTTTCCTGCCGTGGCGGCGAAGGTGATAACCGTGCCGTCCGACTTGAGCGCGTAGAACCCACCCCGGCAGGTTGCCGGAAGCGCCTGCGTGTACGCCGAAACGCTCGGGAACGGCCCATAGCCATCGGCGCGCGGCACCACGTTCAGGATCGTCTTCGGGGTCTGCGCCTCAAAATCTACGGTGTCAGGGGTCCAAGAACCCCATTTGAGAAGAGGCATCAGTGCGAGACCGGCTTACCTATGAATTGAGTTGGATCGTTGGTCCAAGTCGAGCTCGGACCAGTCTTCGGAGTCCAGCTCGAGGACGGCACGCTCGATGCAGCCCAACCAGGGTTCGGGGCTGCCTTGGGTATCCATGCTGAAGAAGGCGCGCCTTCTCCCATCCATGCCGTCGTCGTATTCCCGTGCTGCACCCAGTTGATGAAATCCCGCGTGAGCGTCGCAGCAAAGCCGGTGACGACATACGAGCCGGCAGCCGCGTTGAGAAACGTCGGGAACGAAGCCGGATTGCCCGTAATCGAATACGAGGTCACCGCAGCGCTAAAAACCAAACTGACCGTCGCCGGATTCACGCTGACCGCATACGAGGCCGTTACCGCCGGAAGACGCACAGCGAAGATAACGGGGTTTCCGGTCTCCGCGAACGTGCCGAGTGAACCGAGGAGATTGGTACTGAACAGAGCCGCGTTTCCCGTCACCGTATAGGTGGCGGCAGCGGTCGATTCTTTGACCAGAAAGAGAACCGCTTGCGCAGATACTACAAATGGCCCCGTGAGAGCGGGCAGCGTAATGTACTTGCTGGTAGGGATCTGACCGAGCGCCAGCCTGCCAACAGCGTCAAAGCCTAGCAGCGACACATCAACTCCCGGCCCATTTCGCTTCGAACCAGGTTCGGAACGGCGCGCTTCCGCCCAGTATCGTCAGCGTGCCCGTTCCCGTGAGCTGGGTGAAAATCTCCACGAAATCGGTCGATCCGTTGAGCGATACGAGCTTGGAGACGTTGGACGATCCAGCAGGACCGGTTACGAGAGTGATCGTGCGTGAATCCGCCACAGAGTTCTTGCGAATATCGAGATCGATTTCGCTCAAACTGGTTCCTGCGCTTCCTTGGACTGAGGCAGTAATGCGATACTTGCCGGCGACAGTCGGTTGGAAGCGGAAATTGGTCGTGTTGTCGTACCAGCTCGACGGGTCGGCAAGCTCGCTATCGAAATTGACCTTTGTAAAGCCGCTGGTGAACGATTGGTTCGCCGACAGGCTAGCCGAGAAGTACCAATTGGCAATGCCGACGTTGGCGAGAGCCTGTAACTTCTGCGCGTTTGTAAAGCTGTTGGCTTCCTCGATCGAAAGCATGTCCTCTTTGAGCGCAACAACTGCGACCTGAGGCGCTGCGGAGAAGCTGATCTTCGCCGTGGTGCCTAGCGAATTGAATAGAACCGTCGTCCGGGCAAGTACGCCGGTGCTGGTGTTATAAGCACCCTCACCAACCTCCCATTGGGTCAGATCGGAACTTTCAGCGCGATACTTGTACAGCCGCCCATTGACCACGCCGGCCACAGCGGGGCTCTGATAGCCCGTCACGGCACTCGAATAAGTCCAATCCGTCGTTCCGCCAGCGGTCGGAGTAAATCGGCAGACGTCGAGAAACGCTGCCATCAGGTGATCGTCAAGATCGGGCTGGGAAGCTGGACGGTGAACGTGTTGCCGTTGGTCAGCGTGAGAGCCGTGCCGTAGTCCCACCAGCCGATTTTTCGGGTCTGGGTCGAATTGTACAGGATCGCGTATTGAAACGGCCCAATAGAACCGCCCGAGGCCGTCCATGACGGATTCGTGCCGCCGGAAAATGAGAACGTACCGGATGTCTGTGAGCCGGTTATGGTGCCGATTGTCGTCCCGCCAGCCGTGTAGCCATTGGCTGTAGCGAGATCGCCGGTCGTGCTGTTCGTCGCATCTCCTGCGGTCGGCAGCGTGTTCGTAAGATAGACCTTGTAAACCTGCGCCGTGCCAGTTTGCATCTGATGCAGCGCGCTGGAAACATCCAGCACAAAGCCGTTGTATTTGTTGAAATTTGCCATTACGGCGTCACCCCGCTAACGCGCATGGTCGCCGGACCAGCGTTGAAGGTCGATGTCAGGCCAAGATTTGAAAGGCCGTCGAGCGCGGTCTTGAAGCCAAGCGCCCACGTCTGAATGCGGCCGTCCTCTTTCATATACGGAGCCGACTCGAGCAATGCGCCATATAGGTAGAGGTCTGGAGCCAGCGTCAGGAGCCAGTTTGTCGAATTCGTCGCGAGAGGCGGGATGTTGGTCCGATAGACCATCTCAACCGTGTAGGCAGCGTTCGGCGTCGGCGCCAACTCGATCTCGTTCGCGAAGATGGTGAAAAACAGAGGACGCCCCGGCGTATTCGCGTTGCCATACCGGAATTCGTCCATCTGCGTTCCGCTCATGAACTCAAGGCATGGCTTGCCCTGGACGCTAGAAAGCCTCATGCGTCGCATGGATTGGAAATCGCTTGGGAGCGCAATGAACTCCGGCTCAGAGGCGTTAGGATCTGTTAGGGCCGTCGCCCTTGCCTCCATCTGCCGAATATAGAGTTCACGGTTGAACTTCGCCTCGGCAAGCTGAATGAACGTAGGGATACGCGCGATCAGTGTCGTATCCTGATCGCGAGCAAGCCATTCAGTGACCGCCGTCTGGAGATCTGTATAATTGCTAATCGTAGCCATTAGCTACCGAACCCAAGCCAGCCAGCCACCATTGGGCTATCCACGCGCAGGAATTTCCAATCAGGATCTTGAATTTTGCGCTCAACAAGAGCGTCAAACTCGGGCGTGAACGGCCTAAGTTCGGTGTTCCCGGCATTCCATTCCTCACGAAGCCACTGCTCGTAGAAGATGTTCGGGATATGCGCGACATGGCGCCCCCAGTCGCTCTTTTGACGGAGCGTCTGGAGGTACTTGTTGAAATCAAGATGCGGCTCGACATCCTGCTCACGATAGATCGTGAACGTATTTTCGCTCTGATCGACGTGAAGCTCAGTTTTGAGAAAATCGCTTTCGTTGCCGACCAGAACCGACATCAGCTCATCTCAGTGACGCTAAGATTTCCGGTGCCGGCATCGTTTCCGATAACGGCGATCTTCTGGCCTGGCGTGACCGTGAAATACTCGCCTAGAGTCCCACTTGGAACGAACGTATCAGTTACCGTGGCGGTCGGGGTGCCATCTCCGATGCGGATACGCACGCCACCCGTCCCGGCAACGAAGCCTGTGCCAGATACTGAAACGCGGATCTGATAAGTTTGCGGGCCGAAAGCAGCCGAAGCGGCCGAGGCACCACCAGACGCGGCAAACGCCACATTCTGCGACGCACCTTGCCGCGAAGATGATGCTTTTGGAAAGAATGCCATCTGTAAACCTCAAGAAAAACGCGCACCTTTCGATGCGCGCTTGGGTTAGGTCATCGAGCGAATAACGAGTGCGAATGCGCCGGGGATGGACGCGCCAGTGCCGCCCGAAGCGGTAAAGGTGATGCAGTCACCCTCATTGACGAAGACACCGGAACTTGCGCCGACGCCGGCAAACTCAACTACAGAGCCAGCACGAGCGCCCGTACCGGCCGCGATCGTCAACGCACCGCCGGCAATGTCAGATCCGCCATTGATGGTCACGGTGACAGTGGTCGTGCCAGTGGTGGTGCCACCAGCGGCGGCCATAACACGCTGAGCCCAGCCGCTTTCGGTCGCGATTGCGGTTGCAGCCACCGGAGTGGTCGCAATCGACGTAGTATTGCTCGCAAATATCCCTTCATTGAGCGGGCGCGGTTTGATGAGTGGCATTTAAGCCTCCAAGAAAAAGGGCCGCCCAAAGGACGGCCCAAAGGTTGACGATGAAGGCTCGCTTAGGCCGAGGTGCAGTCGAACACGCCGCCGGAGGCCGCCTCGTTGCGAGCCTCCAGAGCGTACTCCGACACCATGAAGCCCTGATCGGTATCAGAGACCTTCGCAAGCGGTTCGGAGACCATCGCCGAACCAGGCAGATGACCGACCGCCCACTTGGCTGTTTCCAGCACCAGAACATCACGAGCACGGATGTTGCGCGACGGGACAACCTTCAGCTTACCGAAGTCGGAATCGTAGGCATCAACTGCAGCCACGATCCGACGCGAGGTCGCCTGCTCCATCGGAGTCGATCGGCCCGTGAAGGTCGAGAAGGCTTGCTTGTTGAAGCCACCAGCCATCACAAGGTTCGGTTTGCCGCCCGCCGTCCAGATCTTCTGGAGGACGTTCTTCAGACGAACTTCAGTGAAGGCGATCTGGGTACCGTCCGTGCGGGTACCGGTGCCATCAGCCGCCGCCGGATCAACGCCGGAAGCACCCTTGTCAGTGTTGGTCTTAATCCAGGAAAGGATCGAGGCCGTCTTGCGGGCGGTCGTGGTATTGCCGGCGTTGGTGGCCTGGTTGGTGCCGCTCAGAATCGAGTCGATATCGATCTTGAGCGCCTGACCCTTCAGCAACTTCTGGAAGTCGAACTCGTTACCACGGCCGGCGGGATTGACGGCCTGCTGAGTGCGCGACACACCATAGGCCTTGCGGCTGATCTGGTGGTTGTTGCCGAGACGGGTGGTCAGGGTCGCGTTGTCGAGCGCGACAGTATCGCCTTCGAGCTGTGCGTTACCGGTGTTGACCGCATCAAGGGCAACGGTCTGCCATTCATGCTTGACCGCTTTCGTGCCGATCTTCTCGACGGCCGAGAAAAACGGAGTTTCGGTCGGGGAGATCTTCCAGATTTCGTCCGAGAGGTCTTCCCGGTTGCCGATCGTCGGATAGGTGGTCTGTGCGCCAGTGGGGATAGTCATCGTTTAGTCCTTTAAGATGCGCTGCGGCGGCGTTTCGCCTGGTAGAGCGCGAATGCGTCCTCTACTGAGCCGGAGCCGTTGAGTTTGGTGCGAAGTGCTTGGACGGATTCGGCGGCTTGCGCTCCCTTCGGAGCCGAGACGCCGGGCTTTTGAACCGCTGGAACAGGTTTGGTGAGGGCTTTCGCGGGAGCTGCCTTCACTTCCTTTTGCTTCATGAATTCGTAGATCATCTTCTGAATGCCGGCGTTGGACAGGATCTCGTGTCCAATATCGTCCTGCAGCCATCGGGTGAGCTGATCCATGGATAGCTCGAGGTCGTTCGTCAGTGTGGCAACGGCCCTTTCGCGGATTTCGACGGACTTCTTGACATCCGCCATATCTGGTACGAGCTCGATCAGCCGCTTGTTCTGCTCGGTCTCGTAAACCGTTCGCTTTGATTGACGCTCCTGCAAAGTACGCTGCTCGTTTGCCCGCTCCTCGGCTTTCGCGTGACCAAGCTCCATCTGACGAAGCTGCCACTGCTGGAACCGGAAGGGGTCCTCAGCCTGCAACTTCCGCACATCGTTCATGGTCTGGATGTCTCCAAACTCATTCTGAAGTGCAGTCTCAAGGGCTTGGGTATAAGCAGACTGCTTTGAAACGTACTGCTCTCGCTCCTGTTTCCACTTCGCCTGGTCGGCCTCAGCGGCCTTCCGGGCGTCAGCGGCTTCGTTCTGAGCGCGTCGAAGATTCGAGTCTCGTTCCAGTTCGCGCGCAACGATCTTCTGTTGCAAGGCGCGTGGCGTGGCCTTCCACTCGGCATCTTCTGCCTCAGTCCAAGACTTTGGGCGCTCGATGGGCGGCTCTGCGGCCGGGTCGGCTCCTTCGTCTTCGCCGTGAACCTCTTCAGGAGGGGCGGCGTCTTCAGCTTTCGCTTCTGATTCCGTCTCGGCGGTCGCGGGTTCCGCGCTCTCTGCCGGTGCGTTCTTCTTCTTCTGAAAATCTGCTACAGCCTGTTCAACCGAATACTCGGTATCGAGGTCGAGGGTCGGGGCGCCAATGACCGGCGCAGGCTCAAGCTCGCCGCCAGCGGCAGCGTTTTCAGTGCTCATACAGTGTCCTTTAGATGATACCGAAGCGCTTCTTGCGCTCGGCTTCCTGGGCCAGCTTTGCCAAGTCGCTCTTGGCAACCGCCCCATTGTTCACGACCGTCACGAGATGATCCTGCACGACGTCCACGACCCGAGCCGCCATCCAGCATTTGTCACGGAAGGCGGTTTGCGTTACGTCCGTATTGAGCAGTTGGTCGAGATAGGTCTGCTTCAGCTTCGCAAAGCACTCCTTGAGCAATTTGCTTTCGAGGAGAGCCCTAGCCTCGTCGCCGGCTTTGATGTCCTGATGTAGCTTGAACTCAGGTTGCATCTACTTCCTCACGGAAATCGCCGCACCAGTCGTTTTCGTCAACGATAGGGAAGACCGCTCCCTTCCCGCTGTTGACCAGGACGGGCGCCCGGCGCCGGCAGTAGAACTGCGTGTCGTTAGACTCGTGCATCTCTCCGAACTCGCATGTCCCGCACGCGGCGCGGTCGCGGAGGGGAGCTAAACGAGGCTGTTTCATGCTTCAGCGCGCCCCATCTTTACGCGGATGCGGATGTTTTTCCGCCAGCCGTTGATTTCATCCCATTCCATGCCGTTGTCGAACCTTACAGAATGGATGAGCCACGCATACCAATTTCCGCCCTCTTTGTAGGTGAATTCAATTGGCTTCATGCATCCGCCTTCGGCTTATTCTTCGCCTGTTCGCGCATCACTTCCATTTTGGTATCATGCGCATGAGCAGTCGCGGCCATGTCCAACACCCGGCCGGCCATATCCATGTGATGCTCTTGCTGCTTGTGCGCGTGATCCTGTGCAGCCATCGTCATTTTCAGCCGCGCATCAAGCGCAGCCAGCATAGTATCAACCTGCGCCTTGAACCGCGCGACCTCGATATCAGCCTGAGCCTGGATCTGCTCGTGAACAGCATCGAGTTGAGCCTTTTGCTGGTCGAGCTGCGCTTTCTGCGCTGTCTCTGCCTGCTTGCCGGCCTGCTTCATCTGCTCGATCTGCACTTTGGGATCGGGCTGAGGTTGCGGCGCCGGATATTTCAGCGAGCCGTCCGGATTCTTGGTGCTCGGGTCATTGAAGAACTTGTCCGCGCTCTTATGGCCAGAAATGCGCGTCAGCTCGGCTGCGGTATTGTAGATCTTCTCATCGTCGACGATGTTGGTCTTGCCGCCGAGCAGCAATTCTTTCTGGAAGTTGGCGATGCCCATCGTCTGAGCGTACTGCTGAGCCTTACCGCCGTCACCCAGCCCCACCGAAACGGTCAGATCGTTGCGCGCCTTCCAATTCCTCGGATCGACTGAGACCCACTGATTGCGTAACCGGACAGTTTCAGCTTTCTGCCCATGCTGGCGAATGGTGCCATGCAAGAGCCAAAACAGATCGCGGATGCCGGTCTCGGCAAAGATCCGCGCGATCAGCTTCATCTTGGCCTGCGCCATCGTGAAGACCTGATTGACGGCCGTTGCGGACTGGTTCTGTAGCGCGTTCGCGTCTACTCCCTGGCCCGTCCGGGTCACACCAGAGCGCATTTCCCGGATCTGATCCATATAGGTCATGACCGGGAGCAATTCGCCGACGATAGACTGCGTTGCGAGCGGCGTCACAGTGCCGGATGTCTTGACGCGAACGATACCATTGCGGCGAACCGTCAGCAGGTCGTCCAGCGTGTTGACGTTAGCGCCCCCCTCAGCGACTTCATGGCGAGGATTTGCCACCAAATATGAGTTATCAAGGACACCACGCAACAGCGCCGTATTGATGCGCTGAATGTCCATTACCAAGTCGGCAACCGACCGGCCGCAGAGCCGGTGAGGCTGGAGGATCGGCGTCAAGACGGCGAAGGGGATAACGTCCACCTCCTCAACGTCCGACTTCCCGTCCTTCTTGAGAACCTGGTTCTTCTCGCCAGCCGTCGTGACCTTGTACAGACACGGTTTCCCGTTCTGCTCGTAGTCCATCCGAATGTAGTGTTCGGTGGTCTTGATCGGACGGGCAGAACGATTGGCCGTCTCAGTGGCGAAATTCTCTTCCCCAACCGTGTCCCGCGCCAACTCCTCCGAGTTGGAGGCAAAGTTGAAGGTCGGCAGTTCCTTTACCTGATCCTCGTCGTAACCTTGCGCGATAAGATCGGCCTCGGTCAGGTTCGGCGGCGAATGAAAGAAATAGTTGCAATCGCGCATCGTGCGCGTATTGCGCCCCCAGCCAACCTCCTCCGGAGCGCAAGCCAGAACTCGAGCCTGCGCAAAATTCGAGGTACGCAGGAGCTTGACGTTATGGACAGGCGCCGGCTGCCCGGTCATCGGGTCGGGCGGGCCCTGCTCGACATCATGCTCAATGATCTCAAGCGTGCCGTTTGATTGTAGTACATCGAACGCGACCTGAGCGAACTGGTCTTCGCTCAGCCCGAGATAGGTTTCCTTCTCTTCCTTCTCGTGTTCGTCCCACCAGACCTTGACCGCGCCAAGCTTCTGCAACAGAGCATCGAACACGAATTCGTACAGGACCACGAAGCCGGGGTTCTGGTTCATGAAGACGTGGTTGACGTAATCTGATTCCTGTAAGGCCCCCTGCTCGTCGTCAGGACCGGCGGGGTTGAACTTGACCACATCCTCAGATGAACAGAAAATGTCCATCATGAACGGCATCATGCCGAGCACGGTATCCGCAACGTCCGTAGAGACCGCCTTGGACTGCCCGTCGAGCGCCGGCATGTCCTTGGTCATGTCGCCAAGGTAATAGTCCATAGCGTCTTCGCGCTGCGACGAGATTTCCGACGCTTCCATGGTGGCAACGGCTTCTGCCCGCTCCATGGTAAGCATAGCCATCAGCGCATCGTCGGAAAGCTTAGGCAACGCCGGATTTCCCGTAGGACAGATTGCGCGTGAAACCCTCAACCACTTCGCCTGAAAGCTCCCGCCTGATCGATCGCGTCAGATTGCCGGCAATCGCCTTGGGATCGGCGCCATCGTGCAGGCGCACGCGATACAGCGGGTTTTCGAGATGTCGGCCATCCCGGAAGGTCATTTGCAAATAGCCGTCCTCAAGCTTGTAGAAGCCCTCTGTGACCTGTCCCGCATCGCCATCGCTGGGCGCTCTGAGTTGAATGGTGACGCTATGAACGGTCAACGCGCCAACTCCATCAGCAGATACGCCACGATCCCTATCGGGACGAGGGCCGCACTGTAAATGATCGCCAAGTCCTTAATCATGCGTAACCTTGGGTGGGGTAGACGAGCTGGCGATTGAAGTTCGCAGAACGTCCCGGCTCCTCGTAACAAACCGCCATCATGCCCAGCGAATCCGCAGCATGCGACGACCAATCATGATCAGGACCGAGACCAACATTCCGCGCTTCGTCTTTCTTCTCGTGATAGAAGCCCAGCGCATCGCGGCCAGCTTCCGTTGTATCCGCATTGAACCAAAGCTTGGGGCCAAGCCTGCGAAGAGACTCAATCCGCATCATTGCAGCGCCAGGACCTTGGTTCGGAACTGGCGGCTCGCACTTGAAGCCGGCCTCCTCCCAATGGTCTACGTAGCGCTTGCCTGTGAACACCTTGTCAGCATTCACGCCGTCATGCGGTAGGTAGTTGATGGCGCTTTCATAGCCATTCTCGCGCATCCAGTTCACATGGAAGGCGAGGACCTGGCCCACAGACTCGTAGTAGTTCAGTACCTTGATCTGATCGCCCACCCACTGGACAATCCAGATCGTGTATGCGTCGGCCTTGGCACCAGAGCCGCCAATGTCATGGAATGCCCGGATCGGCAGTAGCGGATCGGCCGAGACGTTGCCAATCCTGCCATCTGCCTTGGCCTTGGCGAGCAGCGACGCGAAGTACGCGCCCTCAAAAGCGGTCGCGTAGCCGCCCTCCCAGATGTGATCGTACCGCTCCGGGTAAAGCTCGAGATCAAGCTTGCGCTCGGCTTCGAGCTCGTCCGTCCAGAACGGATTGTCCCGCCAATTGGCCTGGACGACGATCGCATTCTCGGGCTTCTTCGAGCGCAAGAACTCGTCAACCGCGTCAACCTTGCGCCGTGGATTCCAGCGAAACCAGATCTGGCTTCCCGGCGCTCGGATCGTGGGGCGCAGCAGCGTCAGGCTTCGAGCGCTGAGCGTCTGCGCCTCTTCCACATCCGCAATGCGGAAGCCCTCGAGCGACTTGATGGACTCGGCAGTGTGATCCTGCATGCCCTGGAAGATGATAATTCCATCTCCCGGCGTCTCGATCTTGTCGTTAAAGACCTGAAACTCGCGCCCAACACCCATCGACTGGATCTTGCTTTCGATCAGTCGCTTGGACGATTGCGCCAAGGTCTTCTGCACCTCGCGGATACAGACCGCTAACGTGCCTTTCTCGGCTAAGCACTCCTCAACGAGCATTTCCGCGAAGAAATGCGACTTGCCGGAGCCTCGGCCGCCATATACGCCCTTGTAGCGGGACGGCTGGAGGAGCGGCTGATATACCCTAGGTGTTTTGATTTGAAGGGTCGACAATCACGCGCTCGATCTTGTGGATGAGCTTGATGGCGTCGCCGTCCTCATCACCAGAGATGGGCTGCGTCGGCTTACCCCACCCTCGATCAAGCAATGCTACCGACGCAGCGACGCGCGCAGATTCAGACGTCCCGTTCTGGGCGATGCCGGCGAGTGTAGATAGGGCCGTTTCGGTATGCGAACGCGCCAAAGATCGGATATCGCTAGGAGTTTTAGCCATTTAACGAATGGGGCTACTTGCCCTTCTTGCCGCCGTGATAGTTCGGGCCGCCCGGAGCCGCGCCCTTGCGACGGGCGATAGCCCCAATAACCGCTCCCGGCACGTGCTGCGCCTTGAGCTGTGCCGCGCGCCCACCATGGCCGAGCTTGTTGCTCTTGCCGTGGAATGAGCCGGTTTTCTTGGTGTTAGCCATCGTCGTTCTCCACGAGTTTCCATTTGTGAAGTGTGTTCGGCGCAAAGACATCGCGCTGAACATGGGCGTCAGCATCGAACCAAACGACAGCCACCAAACTATCGGCGCGCACGTCTTCAACGGTCATAAGAGGACCGCCAGCCTTGCGGCTGACGACATCGCCCTCGCGGAACGTCACGCCGGCCCTCCGTTCGAGTTGAGGCCAAGTGCCGCCTTCAGATCGGCAGTTTCGTCCTTGACCGCCTTCACCTGGTTCTTGGCCTCGACCACGGTGTCTTGAAGTTCAGTCATAGCAGCGGCCATATCAGTACCAGCTGTTGCTAACTCTGCCTTCGCCGCCGCTAACTGCGTGCGGATCTGCTCAGCAAGGAACTTAGCGCCCGTGACGCTCACCTTCGTGTTCTCCGTCCGGATGAATGGATTTTGCAGCGCGAGGCGGATTTCATCATTCGAGGCCATCGGCCCCACCTCTACGCTCTTGTCCCCGATTTGGATAATCTGGTTGCCGTTATCGGCATAGCTGACAATTAGATTTTCCGATCCAGGCAGATCCTTGAAGGCCTGGCGCAGTTCGCTAACCGACATTCCGCCAAGTCTCCGAGTATCCTCTACCGCGATCGAGAGCCGCGCTGCATACCAGCGCAGATCATGTTCGCTAAGACCACGCTCAGGAGCCATGCCACAACGCCGACATAGACCTTAACCGCGATATCAGCCCACTCGACTGCGACGGGGATGCCGACAAAGAGCGGGATCAAATGCGGCTCACTGGCACGATCTTGCCGCCGCGCTTCACGAGCTCGGCTTGGCCGTTGACGATCATCTTCGCGAGAAACTGAAGCTGTTCTTTGCTCATGTGCTTTTCCTGCTTTTCGAGATTCCTGCGGACCTTGGCGAAGAACGAGAGGGGGAGCATCTAACCTAGCGCCCGCTGGATGCTGACGACATAACCCTCGATCGCCGAGAGCTTCGCGTGAGCTTCATCGGCTGAATCATTGAGCCGGTGGATGGCGCCACCCGGCACTGCCTTCGCTTCGTTCGGATTGCCGCCGATTTGATTCAGCGCCGACATCGCGCCAATCTGCGAACAAATCATCGAAAGCGCATCAATGGACTTGGCAAGACGCTCATTTAGCGTTTCGATGCGCGAAGCCGCGCTGGCGAGCGTCCGGGGAGCTTCCACCTTATTTGCCTGGCCAATAGCGCCCAATACAGCACCCTGGTAGGCATTCGCAGCATTATTCATCGCCTGATATTCCATGCTCATGCTGGGTCCTGTTCTGGCGCTGTATATTCAGCTGGCGCCGTGTCTCGGTGGTAGTGGTTCACATCAACCGGGAAGGCCTCAACGAATACCGCATTCGCCAAAACAACCAGGTCGTCTAGTCCCCCGCCCTTCGTATAGTGGCGCGATTTGGTCTTGAAGTCGGCGTAGATCAATTCGCCCATGTTGCCACCCTTAGAATTTCTGCGGCTCGCGGGTCGTCATTGCACATCCTTGGGAGGCTGGGCCCCAACCGCACTACGTGGCGCCTACGCAGCTACACCGGGAGCGCAGCCCTCATGGCTGGTGGTGGAGAGGTGGCCATTGGCAATATTGCCCCCGGAGTTCTTGTCCATGCTGAGAAACACTTCACGCATCGTCGCGAGAGCCTTCCGCATCAGACGAGATGCTTGATGGTAGGAGACGCCCAGCTCGCGAGCGGCATCAGCCATGTTCTTGCGCGGATTGTCCAAATACACCCAACGAACTAGCTTTCGCTGTGCGCCGGTCAACGAGATGAACGCAGCAGAAAACCTATCCTGACGATACTGAATATCTTCGTACATGCAGGTCAGCTCTTCGGGCGACGCGTCCAGCTTTGACCACATTTCACAAATCGCTGCAGCGTTGCCGAACTCGCCCCAAGAATCCCAGTCAAACACGCGCTCGATGCTGTCGCTAACTCGCTGGGGCGAGATGCCCAAGCCTTCCTTCGGGAACCATTGGGACTGAGACCTAGTGGCCTCTACTGCATCCATGATCGCCGATCGAATCTTGGTCGTAGCCCATGTTGAGAACTTTGCCTTGTCGGCGTCGAAAGACCTCGCCGCCTTGATCAAGCCCACCCGGCCGACTGCCAGAAGATCCTCAAACTCTAACTCGCCACCACGAAACTCTGCCGCAATTGCGGGAACAAGATCATCCATGTGCTCAATGACGAGCTGGTTCTGTTCGGCTTCGGTCAAGGTCCACCCATTCTTTGCCTCTCCTACTAATTATCGGAACCAAAATGAAATTTAGCGCGAGGGTTTCGCCTCTCGCACTGAGCCGTCTGAGGGATCGCGGATCATTGCATCGTCCTCAATTTCGTCATGCTTGCTTGCTGGTCGACGGCGAGCGGGGTGTATCCGGGCGGCCATTGCGCCGTATGCTGCCATCCGCCCTTGCTATCTCGCGGGTATGGCTTCCCCTCGCGGGCCTTCCGATAGGAATCCCAAGCGTCCTGCTCTTCGCTACCAAACTTGGCGTAGAAACCGCCGGAAGACTGCGCAATTTCCGCTATTGGCCGCCCAGCAGGCTTGACCTTGCTGGATCTGATCCACTTGCGCCATGTTGCCGGCCAATCGAGCTTGACCCCACCGCTCCCAGGCTTCGCGATCCAGTAATCCCGGAAGTTCGCGGCCTCGGCGTCGATTTGAGTTTCCGACCAGCCAAGCTTGCGAGCGAAGTTACGTTCGACTTCGGCAGGCGTCCAGTCCGGTGGAAGCCGCTCCCCTCTCTTTCTATTAAGATTAGAAGAAGAGAGAGGCAAAATAGGACATTCCGCGGAGTCCGGTGGAATTCCACCGGAATTCCGGTGGACACGCTTCCTTTCTCGATCATAGGCGCGACGTTTTTCAGCCGTTTTGTCCACCGGAATGTCCACCGGAATTCCGCGGACAGTTGCCGCCTCAATGCCGGCCTGAAAGGCTCTCGCGACCATCTGAGCAGCCAGCGCGGGCGGCGTTCCTGCCGCTACTAGCGCTTCAACAATGTCACCGATATCGCTCAAGCAGCCTCCGTGCCGATCGGGGCCTCATAACCCCATGCGTCCCAACCTGGACGCGCAGCACGCGCATTCAACTCAATCTTGGGAAGGCTCGGAAAGTATCGCTCAATGAGCTGATAGAACTTCTCCGGCTTCTCGGAGTGGCGCCCAACGGGGGCATCCACTAAGCTCTCAACTTGGGTGCCCATTGCGGGCGCCGGCACGTTGCCTCTAGTACCAACAAGCAGGATCTCGTGCTGATTCCTGAACCAATAGCCCGTACCAATCCTGTCCTTAGCCCAGATGCAGTGCGATTTATACCGGAAGTCCCAAGCATCCATTACACGCAAAGCATCTGGCAGCATTGGCACGGTCGCCCAGAGAAAGAGCACACAATCATCGGCGGCGATGTCAGCGACGGGACGATTGCAAATGTCCTCCGTCGAGCTGGTCGGATAGTGATTGTCTGCCGCGCGATCCATGCCGGTGTCTCGGCTATAGACCTCGAAACGCCACTCAGGATCGGCATAGATCACGCCGTAGCGCTTATCCGGGAGTGCAGTCTGTCTGGCCGCGAGCTCGCGTTCGCGCTCTGCACGGCGCTCCTTTTTGTCCGTGGCAGCTATGTCAAGCGGAACGCGATCGCCTTTTGCTATCCGATCCCGGACACTCTCGACCATCGCCTCAAAGGCCTGTTCTCCGACGCCGCCAATGCGCTGCGCACGAGAGGACAGCTTCTTGTCGATGCCAACGTCGGCCAACGTCAAAACCGGTTCCTCAGAAGAACCGGTTTTCGAGGGTCTCCCGCCCCTATGCAATTCCTGCTGCGAAAGCATGATGCCTAGGCGCCGCTCAGCGCGAAGGCGCAATTCAGTAGCGTCGATTTCAAGCTGAGTATCCTTAGCCATGCGAGCATATGCGCGCATGGCTTCGGATTTGTCGCGGATGTCCTTCACCTCATCAACGCTGCGAGCCTCCGCAAGAGCGGCCCGCGCGGTTTCATATCGAACTAGTTGCGTCATCCCCCGTCCTTTGAGCTAGCTTCCCAGTTGTTGATTTCTTCTAGAGTCTGGTCGATCAGGTCGCGGAGTGCCGCGAGAGTTTCTTTTGCTCTGATCGCCGCACGACCGGAGACGAAGTAGGGCCCCGGAGGTGGCAGCTCAGATGAAGACGCCGCTGCGATGGTGGAGGCCCGGCGACCCAGCGCCGAATTTCCAGTATTGATCTCAGATACGCGGCCACCATTCGAACCGCCGAAATATGCGGCTATGTCCGACTGCCGATCACCACGAGCCAGCATGCCCTTAATGATCGCGATCTCTCCATCACTTAACGCCATGTCTCTCTCCTGCCATTCTGGATTTACGAAGTGCAAAATGCGCTCCGTCAGCCACGATATTAGCGAGGTGCGACTCGGACAGTTCGATCGTCATCGGACTTATCCACCCTTCTGGCTGGATATTGAGCATGTACACGTTTGGTTCTGGCGAGGTGAGCCAGGCGAGTTGCGCTTTCATGCAGCCCTCGTTTCGCGCTTGAGCTGCTTCAGCACGCATTCAGCCAATAAGCCCTCAAGTTCGTTACGGCGGCCGCTGCGGGGCTTCTCAGCAGCAGCCAGGGCTTTGAGGTGGGCAATCCGATGATGCAACGGAATGCGCTCGAGGCGCCGTGCAATGACATGGATCGGAGTCATCGGAATTGAGCCTCCAATTTCCGAACGGTCGCAGCAAATGACCGATCGGACTCAATCATGCGCGCGATCTTCTGCGCGGCATGCACCGCCGTCGAATGATCTCGGCCGCCAAATCGCTTTGCGATCTCGGGGAACGTCCGCGGAGTGAGCGTCCGGGCGAGGTACATCGCAACCTGCCTCGGCAACGCCAAGTTCATTGCGCGGCGCGGCGAATCCATATCGATCGGCGAAATCTTGAAGTGCCTGCAAACGCAGAGCTTGATTTCCTTGATCGTCGGCGCGCGCGGCCCATCGTCAATGGACATAATCCATTCGTCTTGAATAGGCGGCGGGGGTTCCGGCTCCGGGAGAGGAGCTTCGACAATGATGACCGGCTCCGATTTGAAATCGCCGCCGTGGTATTCAACCAAGCGAGACAAAAGCCCATTGCTCGCATTGATGTTGCGCACGCGTAGCTGCTCCTGATGGAGCGCGAACTGCCTACTCTCGTCCATCGTTTCCCCCCTTGATCTCAGGTGCGATCCAGACCGCGAATGACGCGAGCCGCGTCGAGAAGCGCAGCAACATCCGCGCTATAGATATCCTGATGTTTTGCATTCAACTTCCCAGCCAAGTTCTCGAACTGTTTAGCCAGTTCCGCCGCCTCTCGTTTGGCTTTAGCTATTGCCGCCTCACGCTTTACTGCCTTCGCTGCCCAGTGGTCTGGGTCGTCGATTTCTCCGAGCCAAAGCGAGCGCGCCGTTCGATAGGAAGTGCCGATCTGCTTGGCGACGGCAGTCAGCCATCGCGGCTGCTCGCCGTATCCTGGCGGTGAACCCGCCACATCGATCATTGCCTGACGCACACACATTTTGGACAACTTCTCCAACATTTGGATTTTATCCCTGCCATGGTTGGTTCATGGCGAAGGAAGCACTTATTCAAGATAACGACGTTTGGTCCCCGATCGGCCTGGCCGCCGCACGGGTCCTAGAAGCTTGCGAAGAACAGAAGAAAGACAGCGAGCGGGACACTTCCCGCCAGCGCACAGAGAAAGAGAAGACCGAAGACGAGCGCCGCTATATCGATCAGCGCTTGCGCGACATCGAGCGCTTTGAGCAGCTCTATCGCACGGCGATAAAAGGGTCTCGACGATGAGACCAAGTTGGCCGACCCAGGGAGGAGAACGGCCGGCGAAGAAGAGGTTTCGGCGCGGGAATTGTATTTCGTGAACGCGCTGCGAGCGCCGGCAGGAGGACGAATGCCCCCCGTCTCCTGCCGGCGCGTCATTTCGAAATGGCTACTCATTGCCGCACCCCGTATTTTCCCGGAGAAACGAGATGGACGTGATCGATCCGCATAACGCCCAGGAAATTTTTTTCGACGGCATTCACGAAGTGAAGATTGTCGCGGGTATCGTTCGAATCGTTCTTTTCAGCCGACAAAACGACGTGGGAACGGTAGTCGCACGATTGGCGCTCCCACTCTCCGAATTGCCAGACGCGATTCAGGAGTTGGTGATAGCGCTCACAAACGCTGCGAAAAGCGCGGGCCCATAAACGAGTTGAAGTTCCGAAACTTGGAACAGCAGAGATTGAATCAACTGGTGGGAAACTTTTGTAGCAATTGCGCGCTGACGTTTTTAGCTTGCTGCAATTTCCCAACGGCGCATAGGATGATCCCCTCACCAAGGGCTGGGGACATTTCCTATGGACGACCGAGAACTGCTTTTCCAAGCGGCCGGAATGCAAACGGTTTACGTCGACGGTTTTGGGGCTTTTCGGAAAATAAATGGAGTACTCCGCTGCGTCGGCTTCACCATCGACAGTGGCGCACAGATCAACTTGATTGTTTCTCTCGTTGGCGCCGAAGCTGCAAACGTCGAAGCGCGCCGCGTGCTCGACGAGAAGGTCAGCAACACCCTCATTCCGGAGCGGCTTCGGCTTGCTCATTAAGCCGCTCCGAACATTTTAGCGAGATCGGGCCGCAATTCCCTGGCCGGAATGCCCGTGATCGCCGCGACTGCCGGAACGTCTTGAGGTGGGACTTTCTGGTCCCGTTCGATGCGCGAAAGCTTGGCAATAGATGGCCGCGGGAAACCATGCAGCGGGAAGAGATTGCAGATCTCTTCCAAGCTGCGCGTACCGCGCCATCGGCGTAGAGGATTGGTTTCAGCATCTTCACTCATGCTCCGCTCACTTACACCAGATGCAAATGACGCGCAAGCGGTTTTTCATCTGGTGCTAGGGTAATCAGTTTGCATGTTGTGTAAGATGTTGCAATGTCGAAAAGAATTGGCTTCCGCCCCAAGGTGCAACGGCGCCGCACATTCTTCCGCCAATGGCGGGAGTTCCGCGGGCTCACCCAGGAACAACTGGCAGAGAGGTTGGAAACGTCCGTTGCCAGCATCTCGCGCATCGAGAGCGGGACCCAGCCCTATACCCAAGACACCCTTGAAGCTCTTGCTGATGCCCTCAGCACCGATCCTGCGAGCCTCCTGATGCGCGACCCTAGTAACCCCGAAGCGATTTGGTCGATCTGGGACCAGGCGAAGCAGGGCGAGCGCCAACTTATCGAGGAATTGGCCCGCTCCGTCGTTAAAACGGGCACTAAAGGATAACACCCTCTCCCGAATCGATCTGATGCAGCCCGGCCGTCGCGCCGGGCTTTTTGCTGCACTGCATCAACGAAAGTTTACGCCAGATGCAAAATATGTATTGCGGTTATTTTCATCTGGTGTAAGATCGAACCATCAGAACGGGGGTTCGACATGATTATCGAGACCAGCGCTAACCAGCTCTACTTCGTCACCGACTACGACGACCCGAACCTTTCCCATGTCTGGCGCGGCCTGCGCGTCAAGCGTTCCAAGACCATCGACGGCTACACTGTCATCGGCAAGCGCGAGGAAATGGTTCGCAAGGCCGGCTCCCGCGCGGTGGAGGCCTGAGCCATGGCAACCTTCACCTACGAATTCGAAGAACTCCCGCTGGTGATCGCCAACGGCATCCCGGCTGGCCAAATCAACGGCTGCGCCGAACTCACTTTCGACCGCAACGGCAACTGGCAAGTCCAGTCCGTCTGTGTCGAGGGCTATCAGACCCTTACTCAGGCAGAACGCTCCGCTGGCAAGAAGCCATGGATCTACGTCGCGGCTCCCACTGAGATCGCAGGGATCGTCGAGGAGCGGCTTTCCAACGAGTGGAATTTCCGCGTTCAGGACGCCATCCGCGAAGCCATCGAGGCCGAGCGCGAGGCTGCTGCTGAATATCGCGCTGACATGCGCCGCGAAGACCGTATGGGGGCGTTCTGATGACCCGCATGGAGACCCTCGAAAACACCCTCGTGTTGATCGGCTTCGCGCTCTGCTTCTTCGGCGCGGCGGCTTGGGCGCTCTGACATGAGGGACACCAAAGCCATCATCCAAGCGATCCAAGAGAACTTCCACCAGATCATGACTGCTGATCCGCAGGAAAAGCAGTGTCTGATTGATGAAATCTTCGATTTCGAGCAGATCCAGCAAAGCGTGGCCGAAGCGATGGCCGAACCGGAGTTCGTTTGATGACCGCAGCCCTTCCCATCGAGAACGTCCGCCAGATTGAAGGCCCTACGTCCCGCCTGCCTGTGCAGTCGGAGAACGCCGCCGTTCTCGGCATGATCGAGCGCGTCGCCCGCGATACGTCGGTTGATATGTCCAAAATGGTCACGCTGATGCAGTGGCACAAGGACACTATCGCCGATCAGAAGCGCGCGGCATTTGACGAAGCCATGGCCGGCGCCAAGGCCGAGATCCCCGTCATCAGCAAGAACCGTGAGGTCGATTTCACGTCCTCCAAGGGGCGCACCCACTACAAATATGAGGATTTGGCCGAGATCGCCCGCGTCGTCTCGCCGATCCTGGCTCGGCACGGCCTGTCCTATCGATATCGTGTTGCCTCCAACGTCAACGAGCCGGTCACTGTCACGTGCATTGTGTCGCATCGCGGCGGCCATTTCGAAGAGGTGACGCTACTCGGCGGCCGGGACGAGAGCGGCAACAAGAACAGCATTCAGGCCGTCGCGTCTACCCTCACCTATTTGCAGAGAATGACCTTGAAGGCCGCACTTGGTCTCGCGGCTTCCGACGATGACGACGGTAAGGAGGCTGAGAGCACTGGAACGATCAGCCTTGAGCAGGTCGAGCAGTTGCTCGCGCTCGCCGATGAGGTCGAGGCCGACAAGGAAGCCTTCTGCCGTTATTTCAAGGTGGACGGTATCGCCCAGCTCAAGGCCAAGGACTTTGACCGCGCCATTGCGGCCCTCAACAAGAGGCGGAGCGCGAAATGACGGAGATCCTTCAGGGCTCGGCCGAGTGGAAGGCATTGCGTTGCGGCAAGGTCACAGCCTCCCGCGTTGCCGACATCGTTGCTCGCACTAAGACCGGCCCGGCCGCATCGCGCGCCAATTACCTCGCCCAGCTCATCGCTGAGCGCCTGACCGGCACGCCGGCAGAGACCTACACGAACGCCGCCATGCAACACGGCGTCGATACCGAGCCGGAGGCCCGCGCCGCTTATGAGTTCTATCAGGGCGCCACGGTCGAGCAGGTTGCGTTCGTACCTCATCCGAAGATTGACCAGGCTGGTGCCAGCCCCGATGGCCTGGTCGCGGGTGACGGCTTGGTCGAGATCAAGTGTCCCAACACAGCGACACACTTGGAGACGCTTCTCGGCCAAGCCGTCCCCGCCAAATACGTCGATCAGATGCAATTCCAGATGGCCTGCACGGGCCGGAAGTGGTGCGACTTCGTTTCCTACGATCCGCGCATGCCGGAATATATGCGGCTGTTCGTCAAGCGTGTCCCGCGCGACGACAAGCGGATCGACTTCCTGGAGACCGAAATCGCCAGCTTCCTGCTCGAGATGGCCGTGAAGCTCTCCGAGCTCAACAGTCTCTATGGCGAGAAGGAAGCTGCCTGATGGCCCGCGCCATTGTCCAGATCAAGGGAAGGGCCGATCGCAATCTCATCGCGACTTGGGCCAATAACGTCCCAGAGGGGACAACGGTCGAGTTTCGCGCCCCTCGCCGGACCATCGATCAGAATGCGCTCATGTGGTCCCTCCTCGGCCAGATCAGCAAGCAGGTTGAATGGTACGGCCAGAAGCTGAGCAGCGAGGATTGGAAAGACGTGCTCACCGCGTCGCTTCGCCGAACTCGCGTCGTTCCTGGCATCGACGCCGGAACGTTCGTGCCTCTCGGCATGCGGACATCGCAAATGACCAAGGAAGAGATCAGCGACCTTTTGGAGCTGATCTATGCATTCGGCGCCGAGCGCGGCGTGAAGTTTCGCGAGTTGGAGTTGGCCTCGTGAGCAGGTCCGTCGATGAATGGATTGGAAAAACAGATGATGATGCGATCCCTGCGCGCGTTCGCCTTAGGGTTTTCGCTCGGCATGGCGGGATTTGCCACCTATCTGGTCGGCGCATCAAGGCTGGTGACGTCTGGGATCTGGACCATGTTGTGGCTCTTACTAATGGCGGCGAGCATCGCGAGTCCAATCTTGCTCCTGCGCTACGAAGCAAACATCGGGAAAAGACGGCGCGAGACGTAGCTGAGAAAGCAAAGAACGATCGAGTCCGCAAGCGCCACCTCGGCATCAAGAAGCCGCGCACCATTCGCGCCTGGCGCCGCTTCGATGGCTCGCCGGTTTACGCCGGCCGCGATCGATAACAGGTCGAAGCATCTCGTGAGGAGGGCGAAAGCCCGATTAGATTTCAAATGCAGGGGCAATACATGGCCAAGGCCAAAGAGAAGACGAAAGAAGTTGTGACCTCGTACAAGGGATTTACTCACGACTGGAAATGTCGCGGATTTCAGTTCGAGGTTGGCAAGACGTACACCATAGAGGGCAAGATCAAGGCTTGCGAAAACGGCTTCCACGCCTGCGAAACCCCGTTCGATGTCTGGTCTTATTATCCTGTCGTTGATGATGAGGGGCGGCCCTCCAGGTTCGCGGAAGTCGAGCAAAGCGGCGACCTTTCCCGCCACGACGAGGATAGCAAGATCGCATCGGCTGAGATCACGATCAAGGCTGAACTATCTCTGCCCGAATTCATTCGCCGCGCCGTGGATGCCGTTATCGGCCTGACCAAGGGTAAGGGAGACGATCCCTCGGGCCCCTACGCGCAGATCGGCTCCTCGGGCCCCTACGCGCAGATCGGCTCCTCGGGCCCCTACGCGCAGATCGGCTCCTCGGGCGACTCCGCGAAGATCGGCTCCTCGGGCCCCTACGCGCAGATCGGCTCCTCGGGCGACTCCGCGAAGATCGGCTCCTCGGGCNNCTACGCGCAGATCGGCTCCTCGGGCGACTCCGCGAAGATCGGCTCCTCGGGCTACTACGCGCAGATCGGCTCCTCGGGCTACTACGCGCAGATCGGCTCCTCGGGCAACTCCGCGAAGATCGGCTCCTCGGGCCCCTACGCGCAGATCGGCTCCTCGGGCTACTACGCGCAGATCGGCTCCTCGGGCCCCTACGCGCAGATCGGCTCCTCGGGCCCCTACGCGCAGATCGGCTCCTCGGGCGACTCCGCGAAGATCGGCTCCTCGGGCCCCTACGCGCAGATCGGCTCCTCGGGCGACTCCGCGAAGATCGGCTCCTCGGGCGACTCCGCGAAGATCAAAGCTGAAGGTAGGAACGCCGTGATCGCTGCGGCCGGTCCAGGCACAATCGCAAGTGGCATTGATGGCACTTGGATTTCGCTGGCTGAGTTCAACGACAAAGGCGAATGCGTTGGCTTTGCCACGGGCTGCATCGGCAAGGATGGGCTCAGGGAAAACACACCGTACCGAGCTTCGGGCGGCAAGCTCGTTGAAGCTTAGCCGCTAGCATCCAGCAAATGAAAGAACAGCCATGACCGACTTACTGAAGAAGCGACTTGAGCAGATTGAGAGGGCGGCCGAGCGCGTCAAATACCACGCGACCGAGAGGATGTCTTTCGAGCATTGCGCCAGCGAAGCCGACTTCATTCAGCGCCTGGTCAAAGATCTTCGCAACAGCTTGTCGGTTATGGACGCAACGGCATTCATTTTCTCGTCTCAGGAATCTCTCCTCAGGAGCCTGATAGGCTGGCTCGAAACGCAAGATCCGCAAACCAAGTACAATTGGTCGAATTGCAGCGGCGGCTGCCTGATCGGGCTGTGGGGAGCCTCTGTCGGCCTCTCTTGGGACGCGCTCAACCGCAATGGAAATGACGGCCAGAATATCTACACCCGCATGATCTGGGGCAATGCCTTGGCTGCGAAGCTCCCTCACACGTTCGGCGCCGCACTCGAACGCGCCCGCGCGGCTCTCGCTCGCGATTAGCCGCTCGGACCTGGACGCAATCCGCATATCTGACGGAGGGGAATGATGGACGCGAATTTGAAGGCGAGGTGGGTCAAGGCGCTGCGGAGCAAGCGGTATCGTCAAGCGAGTGGAAACTTGCGCGAAAAACAGAGCAATAAGCGGTACAGCTATTGCTGCCTCGGCGTGCTGTGCCACACGATGGGAGTCAAGTGGAAAACAGGCGTTCCAGTGCTCAACGATACGATCATGGAAGCCCAGGGCGAGGCTTATCTGAGCTATGACGCCTTGAAAATGGTCGGCCTGGATGACGACACGCAGAGGCAACTCGCGACCATGAATGACGAAGGGTACACCTTCCGCGACATCGCAGATCACATCGAAAATACTATCCGCGCTGATCAGCCCCTCGCTCCGGGAGAAGGTTGAGATGCCTGAGCTCGCATCAAACTGGCTCGGCCTTATCGGCCTGGTGATCGGGATGACGGTTGGGATCTGCATTTTCGCGAGGAATCTCTGATGAGTGATATCGAACCACATGCCCAACAACCGACATTGCAGCAAATCGACGCCGCCTGCCGGATGATGGTGGGAGCCGATTGGGACGGCCTGGATGATCGCGAGAAGTTATTCGCGCGAAAGCAGGCGAGCCGTTGGTTCGATGCGCTGCAAATTGCATGTCGCACACCGGCAGAATGCGTGACGGCGCTAGAGATAGCACAAACCATGTTTGAGCAAACCCACGAAGAGCCGTGGGAACAAGGCATGACGGATACGCAGGCAATCTACCTCGAAGAGTCCGAAGCGCTCCTCCAGAAATTCGACGTGAGGCCGAAATGAGCGAGCTTGTTAAGAGCCTCCGGGCGCGTGGCACGATGGCGCGGAAAGAACACACCGGAACAGCCGACGCTGATGCTTGGCACTTCGATAAAGCGGCCGACGAAATAGAACGGCTGCTCAGTCTGGTCGAGAAGCTGACAGCCCCAACGGATGAAATGATCGATGCCTTCTTCAAATCGCAGAAGGCATACGCAGAGCCCTATCCAGCGGAATTCGAGTCCGGCGTTGAGATGGACAGCGGCCTCGATCAGGAGACCGCTGATCTGATCAATGAGGACATGCGCGCCACCTTCCGTGAAGGTTGGAAGGCCGCCCTGTCGAACCCATCGACAATGCTTCAATCCGGAAATTCCAAATGAAACGCGAAGAACTTCTCAACATGTTCGCACGCGCAGCCGGTTGCTGGAAATGGGCACCCAATGACTTCTGGAAGTACACGGACGAAGACGGCCCCGGCGTGCCTGACATGGCGCAGATGGTCGAAGCGCTTTGCGTGCTACCAGCCCCACGTACTCCGGCAACAGCAGGGCCTGCTAAGGATTGAACATGAACATCATGACGCATTTTGGTAATCCGTGCATTCATTGCGACATCGCTCACGATGAGGTCGAACCGGGACCGTGTAAGGGGGACAGCGAGAAAGCTATCGTACTCGCATACTGCGTTTGGCGGCAGGCTTGGCAAAACCCCGGCAGCGGCTGCGATACTGTTCGCTGCAAGATGTCGGATGGATCAATCCGGGATGACGCTAGACATCCTGCCGAGCATTGGGCCTGTGGCGATTGGTTCAAAAACGCGGAAGTCCTAGCGCCGCACGAATTTAAAGCCAGATTTTTGACAGGTGTGGCCGAGCAGTCAGGCGCTGGTGCACCAGAGACCTCCGTGCGATGCGGAGCGCCTGTCTCCCCGACCATCCGCTCCCCCGCTCCCGCGACAGCCGCTCGTTCTGCCAAAGACGGCGACACGCAGACTTCGGCGATCGAAGACGCAATCAAGCACCTGCAAGCAGGTATCGACGAACTTAAAAACCGAGATGGAGAGGCACCCCTCTCACTCCACCGCGCCATGCACGCGCTGAGGTATACGCTGAGGTATGCGCGGCAGATGAACTTATGACTATTTTCAGCGTGAGGATGAAATGACCTGCTTCGCATACGCAATGATCGCCGTAGCCATCGCCTTCAGTCTCCGCTGGCTGGTCGGGTGGCTGACTTACGTCAACAACAGGGATTGAAAATGAGCTGGCTAGGGCCCGGGCCTGATTTTTGGACATCGAGACCTATATCAATGCACATCATCTCCGATGCCTCGTTGAAACGGCCCGGTTGGGTCTATCGTCGCGCCCAAAGCGGTAGCTTTGTCGGCTCGTATGTGTTTGTGGAGCCAAGGGTGAATTGGAAGCATGTTGACGGGCCGCTGCTCTATGTCAGCGACGGCAGTCTGCACTGGCTGACCTATTGGGAACGCATCCAGCTTTTCTTCGGCTGGACAGACGTCCATGAAATCGACTTCAAGTGCCGGAGGTAATCATGCTGTTCTGGTTTTTGTTTTGGGAAGCCGTTGTCGAAGACACCTTCAACTCGATTTGCGATGGGTACTGGCAAGCCGAGTACAATCGTGCGGTTGCTTATGTGGATCACGATCTACGTAGAGCGCGCGCTCTACGTAGATCGTGGCAAAAACGTCATTGTCTGCGACCGCGACATTGTTGGGCGTGAAGGCGGCACGCTAATTTTGAAACTGAAAGGAACTGAGATGAGCATTGACTTAGCAACGCTGGATTCGATGCGTCAGGCAAAACTCAATGAACTCAGTACTGTCTTCGAGATGGTCAAGAACAACGAAACGAGTCGTGAGAGCGGCGTCCTGTCGCTGCGTGCTGAACGTCTCTTAGTAGAAGAGGTTGAGCTTCTGCGCAATCAGGTTGCCCTTTTAGAAGCATCTCTAGATCAGGCAATAAAGGTTCCCGCGTGATGCCGGCATCTGAAACCTCGAAAAAATTAAAAACACTCGCCGCAGTCGCGCGGGACAACGCCTCTTGTTCAGGGGAGGCTGACGAGCAACGCGCTTGGAACGCTCACGCCATTGAACTTGAGGCTATCGCTAATCGGGCCTGTGACTTTCAATCACTACTGGAGATTAGGGACTTCCTGCAAGATATCGTCGGCGGTGCAGAGATTACCGAACGCTCGCGAGACACCGCGAGGGGCTTTGTTTATGTCATGGATGCCGAATACGGCACAGCGTGGCGGGATGGCGCATCGGTCATACCGACAGTCAACAGTGAGAACGGCCGATGAATAAGCTTCCTCCAGATGCCCAGGAGCGCATCTTTTGCGCGGCCCTGCAAGGCATCTGCGCTAATCAATATTTCTTCAGCTCGTCCATGCAGGCGTCTCCGGCTGCGGCTGTCGAGTTTGCGCAAAGCGTCGTCGCTAGATTTCAGGAATCGGGCGCTAGCTTCTCGCCTCCTCCGCATGTGAGACAGCCCGACCAAGTTTAACCACCGCCAGCAAAGGAGATATGCATGGCACACGTGTACGAGGGCCAACCCGATGGCCGACAAGCCGACACTGCGATTCCGGTCAGCCGATTTCGGCCGAAATATCGTGCCCTTTCCGACGACGAGAAAGCGCTGCACGACGAGATCAAGAACAAGGCCGCCGAACTGGAGGAAGTATTTGGCCGGGTCAAGGCCGGGCGCTATGCCTCGCTGGCGATGACCTCGCTCGAACAGTCGGTCATGTGGATCGTCAAGGAATTGACGTCATGACCGAACGCCTTGGCGACGCTCTCCCATCCAGGCAAAGTACCGCGAGCAGATGAACGCTCTGGCCGGCGTCTTGGATGAAATCCTCAATGGAGACGCCAAGGGCGCAGCGCGGGAGACGGGCTTCGTCCTGCTCGTCTTCCCGTTCGGCGACGCCGAAGGCAATCGCTGCAACTTCATTTCGAACGGCGCCGACCGCAGAGACGTTGTTACGTTGATGCGCGAGATGATCGCTCGGTTCGAAGGGCAACCAGAGATGCAGGGGCGAGCATGAACACCTGGTCGATCATTTCCGAAGTACGAGGGACTAACGAACAATGACGATGCCGGCCGCCGAGACCCTAGAGCGCGAGCAGCATAAGCTGTATCTCACGGATGCAGAGTTGATCCGTCGCCTCGGCGTGCCCGAGAAGACGTTGCGCCCTCTCCTGCCCGCGCTCGAAAGCAAGCACGCTTTCCCGAAGAAGTCTGCTTTCTTCGGGGATAGGCGCTACTGGCCAGCAGTGAAAGCTTGGCTCGACAGACACGAAGGGCTTATGCTCCCCGACGCCGTATCCAAGGGGAGAACGAGGTAAATGGAAAAACCGAAAATCGAAGGCGCTCCCGGCCTTGTGTGGCGCCCGCGGAAGAACGCATGGGTTGCCACCTGGCAGGCGCGATCGGATCTGATCAAGCTCGGCTTCATGCCGCAGACGGTGCAACTGATGTCCTGCACCGAGCAGCCGACCGAGAAAGAGGCGAAGCATATCAAGGCGCAGTGTGAGCGGCTTCAGTCTGAGATGCTGATATTCTCACGGGCCGGCGAGTTTGTGGTGCCGGATGGAGTCCGCACCGTGCGCGAGCTGATTAGCAAGTACCAGACGGACACTGCGTCGCGCCACGTCAAGAAGCGCTACTGGACCCGTCGCAACCACGAAAGCGTCCTGAAAAAGATCGTCACCACGCACGGCGACGAACAGATTGCAGACATCAGGTTCAAAACGCTCGTTAATTGGCATGACGAATGGAGCGAGCAAGGCCAGAAGCTGACGACCGGCCATAGCTGCATGTCGCTACTTCGCAGTTCCTTCGCTTTCGGGATGAGCATCCTGGAGGACCGGGAATGCGAGCGCGTCCTTCCCCTCTTCCGTGAGTTGCGGCTGGAGACCGGCGGCGAGGCGCGCGAGGAAGCTATTACGGCCGAGCAGGTGACTGCGCACCGCGCCAAGTGCCGGGAGATTGGATACTTCTCCATGGCCCTCGCGCAAGCCTTCCAGTTTGACTGCATGTTCCGTCAGAAGGACGTACTCGGCGAATGGATTCCGCTGGAGGAACGCGAGGTCTCGGACGTGATCCATCGCCGCCGCAAGCTGAAGTGGGTACGCGGACTGCGCTGGGAGATGATCAGCGACGACTTCATTCTGACCAAGGTCACTAGCAAGAAGGGCAAGAAGATCACCATCGATCTGAAGCTTTGTCCGATGGTGATGGAGGACATGCAGATCTTGATCGACTTCCTGGGCGGCAAGCCGGCCAAGGGGCCTGTGGTCGTTCTGGAAAGCTCAGCTCAGCCGTGGTCGTCGGAGTTCTTCCGGCAGACGTGGCGCAAGGTGGCCCGCATCTGCAAGATCCCCGACAACGTCCAAAATCGGGATAGCCGGGCTGGCGCGATTAGTGAGGCCACCGAGGCCGGCGCCGAGCTCGAGCACGTCAAACATGCTGCGACGCACAGCAACATCAACATGACCGAGCGCTACTCTCGGCTCAAGGACAAGAAGATCCGGAACGTGCAGCTCATTCGGCTGGAAAAGCGGAACGGAACGAAAACGGAATAGTGATGACTGACGTTCTGACTGTCGTTCTTTTTGACTATCCTTAAGTATCTGAAATTACACGTAGTTTAAAAAACGCCAGTCATGAGGAACGTACGGCGTTTCATGATGGGGGCTCTCCCTCAAAGTAAGTTTGAAATGGACAGGCTTGGGACTACGACCTTCGCGGACCGCTTGCTCTTCCTATAGCGGCGTTCAAGCTGTGACCGGAAGGCCGGTACGGCGGCCGCTTTAGAGCAGCTTCGCGCTGACGAACAGCGCGCGCACGGCATTGGTCGCCTGCACCGCGAGCATCGCGTTGTCGGCGGCGCCTTCCAGGGCCGCGATGGCGTCCTCATGCAGCGTGCGGAATTCCATCCATTCGACGGAATTGTAATTGGTGAGGAATTGATAGGCCTGGCCGACGCTCGCAATCGCCAAGGTATTGCCGTTCAGTCGGATCTTGAACGTCGTGCGCAGCGGGGTGTCGGAGCTTGATGGATCAGTCATGGGCTGCTTCTGGACGACAACGGCTTAAAGAAGGGGAAACGGACAGCCCCGCCGTCCCGGCAAATATCAGGAGTCGGTGGTCGCGCGCTGCGAGGCGGTCGCCGACCCCTTCAGGCTCGGCACGACAATCAGGCGGTTGAACTCGCCATTGTCGTAGGCCTTCAGGAAGCGATCATAGTCCTTGATCGAGACGCAGCCGTTGGAGTCGCCGCGCGGACCGAGCATGTAGCTGTGGGTGAGAAGACCGACGCGACCGAGCGCGCTGGTGCCTTCGGCCGGAGTCAGGCGCAGCGCCCGCACGCCGTGGAACAGTTTTTCGCGCGGCTTTAAATCGTAGGTCGCCGGCGGGGTTGCACCGACCATGCGCTGGTCGACATGGTCGGGGTCGTCCATCAACGCGCCCATGCCCGAATGAGCTTCCAGCGCGACGCCGCTCGGCAGGTAAACCACCTTGGCCGCGATGTCATAGACCGCCGTCCGCGAATCGTAGCCAAGGGAGGCGAGATCCGGGCCCTTACGGAACAGGCCGCTGTCGGGCGTCAGCGAGGCCAGCTTGATCTTGTCGGTGAACTTCTCGAAGAAGCTTCGGTTGTCGGCCTTGGGCGTCGTCTCGGCATAGGCCTGGCTGGAGGCGACCTGGGCGGCGAAGTCCGCCTGGACCGGCCGCGACCGCGGCACCGGGACGGCGTCGGCCCGTTGCACCGGCCTCTGCTCGTCGGCGATCGCTTTGTCGTCGGCGATGGCTTTGTCGTCATCGGTCAGGGTCGAGCGCCAGTCGCTGCCCTGGAGCTGCTGAGCCAGTAGCGCCCGGGCGTCACGCAGCTTGAGCTGGACCGCGTTCAGCGCGGAACGCTCGAGCGGGCGCAGGCCAGCGTCGCGGGCGGGCTCGTCGCCGGAAAGCGAAGTGAAGCGCTCGTTGAATGACGGACCATTGGCGAATGACGTACTAGTAGCTGGCGGCAGCGCCGCCGAGGCCAGCGGGGTCGAATCGCCCATGTCCGCAATCCAGGCGGCCGCGCCCAGCGAAAGCGCGATCGCAGCGAGAGACAGCAT